TCACTAATGGCTTTATTGATTGCTTTGCGGTCGCGGTATTCAGTGTCGTCGTTGATGATGCCATTGAAGCCATTGCGACTTTTTAGTTGGCCATCCCATTCGATATCTGCTTTGGTCACTGTTGGTTGTTGCACAGCAGGTTTTGAATTAGTGACTTTCAACACGGCAGGCTTTTTGCATTTAGGCTGATATGTTCCGCGCTTTTGCTCGAGGATCCGCTCACGGTTCGCCTGGTAGTAGGCTCGCGCTGCTATTTGCTTTTGGGTGAGTTGGCTCATGCTTCCTCCTTGCGCTTAGTAGTCCATGTAACAGTGTGAACTGCTGTTAGTTCAAAGGTATTGCCGCAGTCATGGCACTCGCGTTCATCATCTTTACACTCATAATCATCACTGTCTGATTCTATAATTGCTTTACAGTGAGGGCAGGTGATTTCATCATTACTATCAAAATCCCACTCGTCATATTCATAATCTGCCACTCTCTCGAGAGCTTCTGCTTTTCTAGCAGCATCCTCTTTATCTGCGCATGGTTTGCAAACCCAACCATTTTTACGCCCCCAAGGTGCCTCTGCTAGTTGCGCTCTACTACAGCCGCAGCTGGCGCATACATTGTGTTTTTCGCATTCAATATATGTCATCCAATCACGAGGTTTACCGTCACATTGGACGCAACCGTTCACCCAGTACCATTGGCCATCTATAAGATCTGCGTAAATGTGCTTTTCAGGCGGTTCTATATAGATAGTGTCGGGTTTGTCGTGCATTTTTATCGCATGGTTTGATGGACCACCCTCAGCACGGTAACGTTCAAAGTCGCGATGGTCGCTACCGTGATAAAATGTCTGAGTGCTTCCATTGCGCATTCTTTGGGTGTACCCATCTAAACGAGGGTCATTGATTAGTTTTGGATAGCTCATGCTGCCACCTGAACTTTAGCTGCTTCATGAGCGCGTTTAGCTGCGTCGTACTCACTGCCAAAAATCTCAGTTGCATCTATAAGGCTAAGGCGGGTATTAAGATAAATAACGTCATTGTGAAGAAACAGCGAAAGAGGTGAGAACAAACAGTTACCCCAGTCGGTGCCGATAGCTTTTAGAAGCGGTTCGCGTGAAACTTCTTCTGGCATCATTTCGTTATATTTAGCTTTGATAGCCTCTAGCGCTTCGCGGTCTGCTGTTTTCGGTTTACCGTATTTAGGTGATGAAGCAAAACAATTTGCCGCTTTAGGCTTCATCCATAGATGATTATTTTCAAGTTGGTTAAAGTTGTGGAATTTGATACCTGCAAATGAAACACAATCAGTTCTACTGCTAAAAATAGGTGCCCCGCCAAAGTGAGCCGCCAATTTAGTTGCTTGTTCAATCAACTCTACTTTGCTTGCTTCAAATGATTTGAATGCTTGTACTGCTTTATCGTTGGTAATTTTAAAGTAACTCATAATCGCTGCTCTCTTCGATTGTTAGCCTATGTAAGTTGACCATTCCAAAACTTCTTTCTTCGTTTTTGGGTTAATGGCGCCTGTTGGCTTTCTGTATCTAATTTCAATATCGCGGCACTGTTCTTGTGCCTTGGTTAGCTCTGCGTATTGCTTAGCTAAACGTGGGGTCGATAAGCTGTGACTTAGCTTTTGTGCTTTCATTTTGGCAAACAGTTCATCACGGGTTTTCGCTAGCTTTTTTTGGTATTCATCAATAGTTAGCTCTCGTCTATTTGGATAAGTACCTGTGAATCTGCTGCATTTTTTATCTGCTGCTTTTTTAACTAATGTTTCGCTTACTCCGAATACAAAAAACATAGCTAAGCCCTCATTAACCGCGACGATTGATGTTGCTGGTGGATTGCAGTTAATCGCGTTTTGGTCACCATAAAACCTGACTTTAATCTTATTAGTCGGTTTCGATGTTCAGGAAAGTCGCTGATCATCTGCTCCATTTCAGCTAGCTTCTTGTCGCACCATTCCAACGTTGCGGGTTGTTTACTCATGACCCACCTCTGCTGCAATAAGTTGTCTATTCTTCCAGTCGCTTATTCTGTTACTGATGTGTATCACTGGCTTTTCTTGCTGTTTTAATCTGAATAAAAGCACTTTATTCACGCAATTCACTCTCATGCTGCTTATTTCATTTAACTGACCGGTGAACTCAATAAAGTTTATTTTGAACACCTCTGTGCATGTGTTGCTCTTTAAGTAGTGCTCAAGCTCTGTTGCACGTTGGCGAACGGTAGGGCATTTCATTAGATTCGGCATTAATGCGAGGCGACACGCCATGCCAAGATTCATTATCAGTTTTGCTTCTGTTACTGATTTACTTTCTTGATAGTTAGTTTCCATACATTCCTCGCATTAAATGGTTAGTTAGAACAAATCGAATGGGATTAATTTGGCAATAAGTTGAATAATTAAGTCGATAAAATCGGGTTGCTGTGATTGCATAGCGAAACTCCATGCAGTTGGGATAAATTGAGCTATTCGGTTATTCCGAACAGTTGGTAATATTGAATATGTGCCCATTTTTTTGCCACGTTGGGCTTCGTGTTACGATTGATGCTCCTACACATCCAATCGAGAAACGGCATCATATTTAATAAAATTAAAGGCAGGATTAGGCATCTATCTAGGCGCTACAGATATTCATTTATCGCGTTGGGAGTTTTATCACCAATAGTATTAGGCATAAGAAAACTACTGATTAATGATGGCTCGCTGGTGTTGATTTACATCTTTTCGGCTTTAGCTTTGCTATTTATGGGCATTCTGTTTTTTTCTATTACCAAGGACGTAAAAAAATACAAGCAACAAATAACTGCTGTAAATCGCTACCGAGAGCAGGTCAATCGTATTAGAAGGCTTAAGGCCGAACACCAAAAAGCTCTCGAACTGCACAGCAATAAAGTAAGCGGTATACAAAACGATATGGATTGAAAACAACACCCACCCTGATATTAGGCAATATTTAACTCGCATTACGCACACCCTATGTATTAATTGGCTTTATTCGCATTGGTGAAGCAGTTTGTGTACGGCCTTCCGAGCTTTCGCCATAAACTGACGCTTTGTAACGCCGTAACTCAGCGCATTAAAAAATGCGCTATTTAACCGATTGTGCAAACTGCTTCCCAATGCGCCCTGTTTTTAAGTCAGGGGCTTTGTCCATCTACCTCACCGCCGATGGTTGGCGGGGTTGTTCGCGTTGCGGGTCATGCGCTCGGGGCGGGATCATGTCCCTTATCAGCCGCAGGGTTTATCCCTCGTTGGTTGCCTATCTGAGCAATCTGATACCTGGTCGCCGCAAGAGGCGTACAAGTCTATTTCAGCGAATTTCTGTCCTCCATCGCTGGCACTTGGAGTGACCTAGTACTGTCTTGGTAACGAATTGATTACGGTACCAACCAGTGTTTAGTCGTTCATGGTTCTGATTGTTAAAGAGCGATTGATTTGATTTAGTTTAGACATATAAACTTTTATGTCAACAATAAAGTTTATTTATCTAAACTTTTTCTAGTTTCATATGATAAATTGTTTAAATGATTAAATGAGGGTGTGGGTTATAAATGAATAGAGTGGGGAGTGTATTCTTTGGGGGGCGTATATGTCTGGGAGGAATTACAGGCTGTGACAGCAAGTTTTCAGGCATAAAAAACCGCCGAAGCGGTAAATATACTTTTACTTTTACTTTTTACCGATCCCATTCTCATAAAGGTTGGCTCTGGCAAGGATTGTATTGGTCAGTTTACTTTCTAAAGTTGTGGAATCTCTTTTTGCTTTCTTAGCGTTAGCAATTTGTTCTTCTAGAAAGGAAATGGAGCTAATTAAGTTTTTCTCAGCTTCCATTACTTTTATGGGCTTGAAGCCCCAGCGAACGAATACCCATTGCGCCATGTAGACAATGGCTCCAACGCATAGAGGTACTCCGGTAGATAAAATGCCTCTGATTGCAGCATCTGCATCATTTGGAAAACCTAATTGCACCAACGCAACTGCAACAGCCGATAAACCCGCTGTCGCAATTGTTGGTGAATCAATTTTATTCGAATCAACTTCACTCATGAGTACCGCCTTCCTGTTGAGTGAAGTATGGCATTCACAAGTGCTTCGTTATCTGCAATTCTTACTTTTTTAAGTTCAATAGAGCCATCGATATGTTCTACTTCAATAGTTAAGAATTTGGGTGGGAAAAATTTGATAATAAATAATTTCCCGAGCAAAAAACATAAACGATAAAAAAACGGCATAGAGAGTATTAAACCTAACATCATCAATAATTTGATGTACGCTTCATAGTCTGTCATTTTGTGTCCAATACAGTAATACTACTTGCTGCGTTGTCTTACGACCTCTAGCAGCTCTCGTTTGTATGTCGGAGATGTGCCGTGTCGATGTGTTTTAATTGTTTTTAATCTTACAGAAAATAATGCAGTTTTGGAAAATTTCTCGTCTTGTTTATTCACTCGCTCGGTAAATCGTTCATCTTTCATTGTAACGGCAACAAGTGAATCATCAGGCAAGCGGATTTGCCAACCGGTTGAACTTTCGAAATTAACTTTGGTAAAATAAACCTCTTTTCGTTCAGTTTCTTCGGTAACTTCTTCGATCACATTTTTAGCTATAGTTTTAAAGTCTTGAGATTCCTCGTCAGTTACAGTTTCAATCTCAATGCCTTGTTCATCATTAATTATAAACTTAGCATTCGTCGTCCCCTCTAAAGGCGCTTTAATGATAGTGTCAAAACCGTCGCGAACATGCTTGTTTGCTACTAATTCCGCGACTGCAGACGGTAGTGTTAAATTTGTATCGTCACTGAGTTTTAAAACTGACATGCCACCTTCAGCTTGCTCCACCATGATAATTTTTCTTGAACGTAACTGTTTTAATGCACCTATAACTGTTATTGCTGGGCCTGTTGCGCCCATAAACCCAAGTATAGACATTGGGTTGATATCGACAGAAGATAAATATGAAACAAACTCAATAACAAATGAACCTTCAGTATGTGCTTTAACTTCAAGGCTTAATTCTGATTCTTCACCATTTAATAGTTTGTTAGTGTTTTTAAGTACTTTAGACATACTAACAATAGATTCACCTAGCTTTTCAGCATCGATGGTGTGGTTTGCTGTTTCGAGAGTGTCGTAAGAAATTTGAAAAGCGTACTTTGTTTTGTTTTCCATAACCATGCTTTCTCTTATTGTAATAAACTAGTATTCTGATTCATTAAGTCGCAAATCTTATTTATTGTCCTACAAGCTCAGCCCTTTCTAATTTAAAGGATTTAGACGCATCAGATTCGATACAAAAGGCACTAAAAGACCCGTTAAGGTTAATTTTTTGCAAAATAACCCTACGTGTGGAACCAGGGGTTGAACCGCCATGATAGATAATGTCTACAGTTTCATTTGAGAGGAATTTATCCAAAAAAGCCGCTTTGTCTGGATATGTATCTTTTAAGCTATTAACAGCATCGTATAGTGTAATAACGTCAGCAAGTTTCTTTTTGGCTAATGCTTGATACTGAGAATCAGTGATCTCAAGATAGATTTTTTTATCGTCCATGTTATGGTTATTCCTTTAGTTTTTATAAATACCGCCAGCTAATATTTGTAGTCCTGCACCGTCATAGTTGATATGAATTCTGTATATTTTATGATTATCTACTTCAAGAAAGGCTTCGTAGTAGTTTGTACCTCCATCAAATGAGCAAAGTGCCGCGCCTGAGTTAGCCACTTTTAGCATGACTCTATTCTCATTTGTCATAAACGTTGCTTTTTCACCTGACTCAAATTTAGCAGCAAGTTGTTCATCGATATAAAGGTCTGCATAACAGCCGCTGCCAGTCCAACCCTCATCTCGGATAACGGTAAATTGATATTTACCTTCTGTTTTTAATAATATTCTATCTTCTGGAACGCTTTTGGCTTTATTGAAGCTAACTTGTGATGTTGCACAACCGCTGATCATAAACAGTATTATTGATAATACGAGTAGTCTCATTGTTTAACCCCATACATATAACTATTAATTGTTCCAAACATTTAGCACAGACCACCAAAAAACCCAACCTATTACTTTAATGTGTTTCATTTCATCTAATGAAACAAACTCGTCTGGAAACTCATCGTTGTTATAACTTTTGATACGAATGCCGCCACCTGGTACTCGGTAAAGCATTTTAACCCGTAGCATGCCATCATGATCAATTGCATACATTTCTCCATCCATGATCATTTTTTTACTGGTATCTATTCCTACGGTTGTACCAGGGCGTAACACTGGCAGCATACTATTACCTGACACGGTTACACATGCGGCGTTCTCCGGTTCGACATTGCTTTTTTTAAGCGTTGATTTAGCAAATCGTAACTTATAACCACCATTTTCTTGCACAAAGCTAGAACCATTACCTGCGGCCAATTCAACTTCTCTAAAGAAAGGCAGGGCTACTTCATCATCTCTTAATAAGGTATTGCTATCCCATAGTTCAAAACCAGCATGCCAGTCTGCATTCGAATCTCGTTCAGTATTTTTCTGCTTATCTTCTTCGCCATTTAGAAGCCATGATGGTGATCGTTTTAGACATTTAGCTAAGTTAATTAGGTTTTCACCGGATGGATTAGTTGTTCCATTTACCCAATTGCTAATAGCACCTTTAGATGCACCTGTTTGTTTTACTAAGTCTACAGATTTTAAACCTAAGGCTTTCATCTGTTTTTTAATTCGTTCGGATATGTTCATGTTAAGCAATCTAAACCTTTTTAAGTTTAAAGTCCTGTACAAGATAAGTTTATTGATCTAAACTTTTGTCTAATTATGTAAACTGTGGGTTTTTGAGGTTAATTATGAAAAAGAAAGTTGCTATCAACTATTTTGGTTCAAGCACAAAGTTAGCTAATGCGTTAGGACTTCATAAGTCATCAATATCTCAATGGGGCGAAGACGTTCCTGAGTTACGCGCATTTCAAATTGAGCTATTAACTAAGGGCCAGTTAACAGTTCATCCTAACAAAGTTATTGAACCACCTTTGTCTCAAAAAATTGACGTTTCTAGTCGTTGTTAAGAAGGATATACACACTGATGACAACTCGCACATTAAAGCGCAAAACCCTTTCATGTACTGATCCTCTCTATGCGGCCCATGCGCTGGGTCATGAGTTTGGTGTTGATAAGTTAGCTAACACGCTGTTTCAACAACCTGGTGTTATGTACAACAAATTAAACCCAGAGAACGACAGCAATCATTTGTACTTGCGTGATGCTGTTCACCTCACCGAGATTGCTAATGATGACCGCATATTAAGTGCGTGGTGTAGCCAGCGTGGCGGGGTATTTGTAAAGCTACCAGAGGCCGTTAATTGCGATGAAGAGTTAAGTGATCAGCTGCTTAAAATTAGTGAGCAAATGGGCATGGCGTTAGCTGAAATTAGAGCATCACGGGCTGATGGTGTTATTACTCATGATGAATTTGAATCTATTGGGCGTGAGTTAACCAATACCGTTCGTGAGGTGTTGTCACTAAAGGCAGTAGTAAGCAGCCAAGTGCGTGAATTGCCAACATCTAACCAAGCGACTACCGCAAAACTCAATACCGTGAAATTCAACCCCGGCATTAATTCAGATGTTTCAGTCAAGGTGACCGCATGAGTGATGCTGCCGATGATGCCGCTAAAGAAGCCGATCTTCATTTTGCTGCGGCATTACAAGTGCGTAAGCCTGTATTGCCATTTAATGGGTTTTGTCATTACTGCATTGAGCCTGTTGGGCCTAATAGTCATTTTTGTGATGCCGATTGCCGTCATGACCATGAACGATTAGTGATAAACGGGAAACTGCGATGATCAACTTAAATCACTTAAGTGATAAGTAAAACATTAAATGAGCAACCTGTAAGGCTAGCTTACAACTTTAAGGCCGGTATCACTGCCTACATTAAAGGATAAAACGTAATGGCTCAATTAAGTGATAACAGTTTGATTGAAACACCAGAAGAAAAAGAAGCATTTGACCGTATATCGCGTCAGCAGCAAATAGATGCCATAGCCGCAGTGGTGAGGACGTGCCCCACAACCAGTTCAACTGGTATTGCAGTTCTGTTAGTTGAGGCGGGATGTTCAATCGATTTATTAAGTATACAAAATAAGAAAGCCCACTAGAGCTGTGGAGGCCGTGGGCTTAATACCGTAGAGGTTTAATGATGTTACAAAAAACAGCTGATTGCGTCAATAGCGATGTGAATAGCAATGTTGTGCCGTTTAGGCCAGTTGCTGATAGTAATAATGAGTGTGAGCGGGGTGTCGTTGTGAAAGCAGACTTGGATGATGGTTATTTACGACTGTCTAACACGCTGGTGGACAAGCTCTGCATGACAAAATTGAGCGATAGAGAAAGCCGTGTATTGCTATCAGTGATACGCAGAACCTATGGCTTTGGTAAAGCGCTTGATTGGATATCGTATAGCCAAATTGAAGAGATGACAGGCATTGATGCAAACAATATTTCTCGTATTGCTGGTGGCCTTTTAAAGCGTAATATTTTAATTAAAGAGGGTAAGAAGTTAGGTATTAATAACATTGTGTCAGAGTGGGAAGGTAAACCTGAATTCACTAAAAAACCTAAACTCGCTAACATATCCGACCTGTCTAAACAGACAGTAAAACCTGTCAATCTGAACAATGGCACTGTCAGTTTAGACAGTAAAATATGTCAATCTAGACCCCCACAAAAGAAAGACAATACTACAAAAGAAAGACAAAAAGATATTTGTGCTAAATCGTCGTTTAATGACTTTTTTAAAGCATATCCCATTCACCGCAAGGGTGGGTCTGATTCAGCCGCTTGGACTGCATGGAAATCTGAAAAACTAACTGATCAAGATTGTAAAACCGCCATTGAGTGGTTAGCCCAAGCAGCACAGCGGGACCCAAGCTGGGGCGTTAATGCTTCAGGTCAATTCGTACTCGGTGTCACTAAGTTTATTAGAGCTAAAACATGGCTGACGCCACTTCCTCAAGTTGTTAATCGACAAGCTAACCCTTTGCACACTCCTGCACATAGTGTTGATCACAATCCATACGCTGACTTTGCTAATGATTTTAATACGGAGCTATGAACATGAATTCGATGCCTTCAGTGTCAACTGAGCTACACCGTTTATTAAAAAAAATGGGCTGCCCAGAAAATGTTAAACCGTTTGATCGCGAGCTTATTGCTGCTGAGAAACGACAGTCTGAGATTGCTTCTGCTGCTGCTCACCAGCAACGTGTCATTGAAAAGTTGATGGGTTCGAGTGGGTTGAATACTCATTTTTTAGAATGCTCGTTTGATAATTATGTGATTGAAAATGATGAACAGCGCCGGGTCGTTGATATCGCCAAGCGTTATGTTGATAAGTTTGATGAGTTATTGGCAACCGGAAAAGGCTTTTTGTTTTTGGGTACGCCAGGCACGGGAAAAAATCATTTAGCCAGCGCGATGGCCAATGCGCTAATGCGCAGACGTTACTCTGTGGTGTTGATCAGCGTTATGGATTTGTTTGCCCGGTTGCGTATGTCTTACAGCGATAAATCGTTAACCGAGGAAAAGCTGATTGCTGAATTTATGAAACCCCAGCTACTGGTAATTGATGAGCTTGGCTTACAACGTGGTAGCGCCGATGAAGTGCTTTGGTTAACGCGGATTATCGATAAACGCTTATACGGTCGTAGACCAACAGGGTTTATTACCAACCTAAACCAAAAGGCGTTGCACGAGCTGCTAGGTGAACGTGGTTACCAACGTGTTCAAGATGCGGTGAGTGTTGCAGTGCCATTTAACTGGCCTAGTTACAGGGGGCGTAAGAAAAATGGCGCTTAAACAACTCAGCGAAGATTCCCCTGATTTTTACAGTGGGATTAAAGAAGTTAAATCGTCTACACCAAAAAAAGAACCGCATAGGTTAGAGCGTAAGGATTACCCGTTGTTTTGGAGTGGTGAGAAAAATGCCGAAGGCAAAACAGATATTGTTTGGATATTAAAGAAAATGCGGGTTATCCCCGCATCGATGAAGCATCAAGTTTCAGAAAAGTATGAGTCATTATTTTTAAGCGACAAAGTGAATGGTAGAAAATTAGCCAACACGTATTTACATGATATAGCCAATAAGTTCAGGGGTGTTTAGTTTATGAAAATAGGTATAGACCCTGATTTGACGAAAAGTGGTGTGGCCTTAGTGGTTAATGGAAAAATTGTATTTCTTAAGAGTCTTGGGTTTGGTGAATTGATTGCTTATGTGGTGGGTTTAGATAATCAACAAGGCTTGGTGACGGTACTACTTGAGGATGTGGATAACAAAAAGCCTGTTTTCCCTAAGCGGCTAAAGCAGGCTAATAAGGGACAAAGCCCATTGTTGCAGTTTGTTGGCCACGCACCCAGCCAAAGCGGGTCCGAGGCTAGAGTGAATATGAGCATTGCAGAAGACCTGGGCAAAGTGAAAGCCACTGCCAGATTAATAAAAGAACTGCTAGAAGATAATGGTGTAACGGTAAAGCTAGTTAAACCACTGCGTGGGCCTATAAAAGCAGCCAAAAAGAATAGTGCCTATTTTAATAAGATAACAGGTTGGACTGGGCGCAGTAATGAAGATACCCGTGATGCAGCATTGATTGCATTGTTCGGCTAGTTATCTGTTATTTCAACGCTAAAGCTTGTGCTTAATAAGGATTTTTAGATGGTATCAATTGAGCGATTATTTTGTTTGATTTCACCTAAGTCGCTCGATATCGCGGCCGTTATGGGTGGGTTTGGTGTGTTTAGTAAAGATGACGCAATAGGGGTTATTGCTATGATCCAAGGTAAATTTCCGATTGGTGCCAGAGTATTAGAAACCAGAGTGAATGATGATATTGATATGAAAAACACTCTGATTTCAGCATTGTCGGCAAGGTTTGTTACTGAAAACTTAAAGCCAAAAGCGGCGAATGCCTTGGCGTTGATGGTTATTGCCGAAGTATGTAATTCAAGAACCTGCAAAGCGTGTAATGGCACTGGGTACCGATTACCTCGTCGTTATGATGCATACAGTGGCTGCCCTAATTGTGCTGGCACCGGTGTGAGATTAAACACGACAAATAATCTAGCCGGTACGTTTTCGTCAATGGTGAATGTTTTGGTTACCCAGGAGCAATTTAGCAAAGTGTTTTATGATCTATATATGGATGCTGTTGATGATTTGTATAACCAAGTGAATGCCGCTGAGCGCTATGGGTACCAAATACTGAACATTATTAAAAATGAGCATTTTGGAGTCGCTAGTAATGATTAATACTGTTAAGGACCTTGTTGTTCGACTTAACGTAGAGGCTGAGCAGCTTGAGTCTATTGGCTGTCATGAGGCTGCTTGTGGGGTGCATTCATCGATTAGAGTTATTCAGGATGAGCTTGATGATCATAGCGCTATTGGCAATGCCGATAGTCATAGAATTGAACCGTTAGAGCGATTGAATACTAGATTAATAAACGCTCTGGCTCGTCAGTCAACAGCCATGCAACGGTTTGATAATTACTGCAAAGAGGGCGTTTTATCTACATCACAATTTCACCAACTGGTGCAAAGTAATAAAGCCATTAAAACAAAAATAAGGCTTTTACCACGTTGCCTGGTATGTAATGGGGCGGGTAATACTAAGCCGCTGTTTTATGTTTATGAATGTGACTCTTGCGGCGGTACCGGTATTAATTTAGCCAATACCACAGAGCTAGTACACTTACAGCAAGCCATTATTCATGGGGAGTTCGATTTGATTGAAAAGCTAGTTGCTGCTCTGTTTAAATGTGGATTAGCCGATGCAGATAGAGCTGCTCTATCCGTTGCAAACTTTTACGACAATAGTGCCAATAACCTAAGGTTAGATTGATGACAGTTGCCACAATCCAATTTACCGACTCAGCAATAAAACGGGCGCTGGCTGATAAGTCTGTCACTGAATTAAGGGACCCACGCTTTCCGCTTAGGCTTCGTTTATCTCGTTTGCATAATCGAGGAAGCTGGCACTTAGTGACGTATAAAGATGGTAAGGACAGGTGGGAGAAGGTTGCGAGTTGGCCGCTTGTTGGTGCTAAAGTGATACTGGATGGATTGCCATCAATGAGTATTCAGCATAGACAGGACAATAATATAAAAGTAAATAACTGGCTCAGTTGTAGCGGTTTGTTGCAGTGGTATTTAACTCGATCGCAATCTGATACCAGCTTGTCTATTAAACGAAAGCGTAATATCAAATGTGCTATTAGTAAGCATTTATTACCTGTGCTTGGCGATGTACTGTTAAGTGAGTTAAACCACCATAAAGTTGATGAGCTATTAATCTGGCCACTGCAGTCGCGATACGCCATCGGCAGCGTTCGTCAGTACTACGCAATTTTACGTAAGGCATTTAAGCAGGCGACGGTACTTAAGCTGATAAGTGATGATCCATTATCATCATTGAGTTTTACTGATTTTATCTCAACCCCCATAGCAACTAAACCACCTAAGTTACAGGCCACTGATTTATTGCCGCTGCTGACGAACATTGGCAATGCTAAAGACGACGCTGCAGTGCTGATATTTATCATGTTGGCCTATGGTACTCGTATTGGTGAAACTAGGTTATTAAAGTGGGCGTATTACGATGAGGCAAATACCAAACTGGTTATTCCAGCAGATATTACTAAGACTCAAGCCCAGTTAACTATCCCTATTACTCCTTTGATGTCTACTGTATTGAATTGGCATAAGCGTAATCAATTAGCTGATGGGTATCGCGGTGTGTATTTATTTCCTCATAAATATCGTGCCGGCGGGTTGGATGAACGTTCGGCTAATAGCATGGTAAAACAAGTTAGCAATGGTGAATGGACTGCGCATGATTTGCGTAAGCTTGCCAGGTCGTGTTGGGCTGACTTAGGCATTGATTATATGGTAGCAGAGCAGATGTTAAACCACTCTATGACCAAGTTAGACCAAGCCTATATTCACACTTACTTAGCCGATCAGAAGAGGGCAGCTATTGAGCTCTGGCATAGTCATTTAATGGACGTATTTAATCCTTTCGTTTGTCGATTTAATCAAGACAGTACCGAGACAGGAAACAATTTATAAACAGTCTAAACTCAATCTGGGCGGTATTTACAGGTTAGTTTATGCATCTTCACAAAGGGAAGATATTTAATGAGTAAATCACTCAAATTAAAGATAAGTGATGATGAAAAAATTGCTTTAAAAAAGCTAGGCGACTCGTTAGCAATGGCAGAATGCTTTGATTACAGTTCACTTAAATATTATTGCCCTTGGTGTGGGCTTAAGCTTACTGGCGGCGAAAATGGTTGCCACCATGAAGATGAGAATAGGGCGTGGGGGCTGCATGAATGTGAATATGAGGTTGGTGCTGTTTCATCGTTCGGAAGTCATTCGCAACCAATATCGACCACCCAAGTATTGGAGTTGAATATTCTGAAAGGTGAGCAGTGGCTTAAAGATTTGCCTAAGTTACGGAAGACTAAAAAGCAAGAACTAGCCGATTTACAAGCGGCGCTGATCAAAATGAATAGCAGCAATGCTTTCATAAATTCAATAATTTAAATACTGAGGTGAGTATGAAGTTAGTTGATGAAATGACTCACGATGAAATAGCTGATTTTGTTGCCCTAAGATTAAGGAAAATGAATTACCCACTTTCATTTTCCAATATCACTTCCGCTAATGTTGGTGAGCAACCTGATGTTCTTGGGGTGTCTCTTTGTGGTGAGAGTTTACTTGCTGAAGTAAAGGTATCTAGAAGCGATTTTTTGGCAGATAAAAAGAAACCTTGGCGTCAACCTGGTTCCGGTATGGGGGATTTTAGAGTGTATGTAACCCCAAAGGGTTTGCTTAAGCCAAGTGAGATTCCCTATGGCTGGATGCTTTGGGAGATCCACGGTAAAAATAAGCCGGTAATAAAAATAATAAAAGGCAAAAAAATGACGAGGGAGTCAAACCCCAACGTTCCATGGACAATATTACTTCCAGAGTATTTGAATTGTGATTTAGCTGAATATCTTCACTTTCAACAAGACGTAAGAACTAAGCATTGCAGAAGCGAGTTGATAATAACCGTTGAGATTATGCGTAGAGCTCTCGAAAAAGGCATTGAGCTAAATCATTTCGCAAACAAATATCAGCATGCATAGGTGATTTATGACAGTAGGTAACTTTGCGTTTGCGCCAAAGGGCGGCATGTGTGTTATGCGTTCACCGAGAGCGTAGATGTGGTCATTTGCCATTTCACAAGATGAAAGTCATTGAGCACTGCAAGGTGTCTAACTTCAAGATTGTTAAGTGTGATGACTATAAGCAATCTAAATAGTGGAGAGAATATGAGTAAGACAGCTTGTTTTCGTGGTTATGGCCGATCTGGTCCTCAACATGTAGTGCTTTCTAAAATATTGCATTTTGAGGAGTACTCATCTAATAGCGATTATGGAACAAATATCTATTTTAGTGATGGCAGTGAATTGCTTGTTGGTGAGTATCCAAGTGCTGTAACAAAGGCAATTGAAGGTGATACAGAACACAAGGTTGATAAACCTCCACCACCAACGCCGCCTCCGCCTCGCTATAAAAGATGGCCATATTAATTAAGGGATATTTTAATGAACAATTACTTTTTGTTTGGTGATATAGAAACAGGTGGTTTGAATGGACGTTTAGCCAATGGTCAGCTAGGGATGGAGTATTACCCTATTTTTGAGCTAGCCATTGTAGTTACCGATAAAGACCTTAACCAGGTAGGTAGTGCGCTTAGGGTTGTTGTCCATCAAAGTGATGACATTATCAACCACTCCAGTCAGTGGGCTATTGATGCGCATACCAAAAGCGGCTTGCTTGATGAGGTTAGATCAGGTGTTTATTCATTAGCAGAATGTGAGCAGCAGATATTAGATCACTTAAAAGCTATGGGTATTGCGCCTTATAACCGAGAAACCAAAGAGGGCGTTATTTTCGCTGGTAACTCAATCATGTTTGACCGGTCGTACATCTTATGCCAAATGCCACGCTTACATGAATTCTTGCATTATCGTCAGTTGGACATTTCTGCTATCGCATTAGCGGCAAGAGCATGGGCGCCTGAACTGGAGAAGAAAGCGGTAGGCATGAAGCAGTACAAGCATGAAGCGCTGGCTGATATTCGAGAATCGATTGCAGAGCTTAAGTGTTATAAGGATGCGTTGTTTGGTAGCAAACACTAGATGATAGCGACATACATAGCAGGCCCTATTAGCGGTAATATTAATAGCAACAAGCAGGCGTTCTTTAGTGCTGCGGAGCTATTGCAATCAAATGACCGCATAGTATTGCATTCAGCTAGTTTACCCGCCGGATTAACCGAACCTCAGTACATGGATATATGCTATGCCATGATCCGTGCATGCAATGAGATGGTAATGTTACCAGGTTGGCGTAAATCAGCCGGTGCAACTGCTGAGTATTACTATGCTAAGAAGATAGGGGTTAAGATTGTTGATGTGACATTAATATTCGGTGATTGTTAGATGAACAGCTCTTTAGTGTATAAAATATGAGCTGTTCGGTGGTGTTTCTAAAAGTAAAAGCTTTATAACTTAAGATTTACATGTATAATTCGGCTATACTAAATGTGTGTGTCGAGGGTAAATGCAATGGACGATCTTCAAAAAAAACTTTATTCCTATATTGTGGGTAATATTGAGAAGGAAATATTTCAAGATTTAGAAGCCCAAATACTTATTAAATATGGTGTGACTGAGAATTTTTTAGAAGAAAACCTACTGCTATCTCCGAAACCAAGACTCAGATCGCAAATGAGACGCTATCTCATTGATGAGGCATTTACTGCTGTCAATGGTCAAATAAACTATACAATCCCCAAAGGTGAGCATTACGTTTCCATCGAGACGAATAACATCATATTGACCCACATAGAAGTGAATAGTTCAGGTGCTAAAGTTCGTGACGCAGCACATAGAAAATTACTCTCTATGGGAAATAAGGCACTTGAACCTTTACAGCTTGATTTCTTTGACTCTAAACAACTAGAGTTGGAGCAAAAACTACACATTGTTGTAATGATAGTTCACCCCAAAATTAAGGATGAACAACAGAGCTCTCCCCAAGAAATTTTTGTAGCGGTTCCATTTTCCAACTGGAAAGACTACCATGCGCTGCTTCATTTTAATGAGCTGTTAGAGATGTACAATTCTGAAGAAATGTATGAGAGCGACTTAGCTTGGCCAACTCTTAAAGTTGCTCTTGAACAGTTTGAAAATAAAACTAGTAATGGTGAATAAATAATGAAAACAGGTGTAGGTGGATTTCAATCATTTAGATTAACTCAAGCTAGAGAAGCGCTTGGTTTAACTAAGGTTGCGCTGGCTACTCTCGTAAATGTATCTGGTGCGACTGTTACTCAATGGGAAAACGGTAGTCAAAACCCTCAAGAGGATAAGCTCCAATCATTGGCGACTTCTTTAGGGCAATCAACACATTGGTTTTTGAGAGAATCAACAACATTAGATCATACCCCATATTTTTATCGTTCTCTTTCTTCTGCTACAAAAACAGGAAGAATTGCAACTAAAACAAAGCTAAATTGGTTAATTGAGCTTTCTAATGTTTTTCAAAAATATGTTGATTGGCCAGCAATTAACCTTCCAAATTCGTCGAAACAGTTCAATTCCCTCTCTGATATAGATATTGAGTTAATTGCTCAAGATTTTAGAGTAAATATGAACTTGGGAACTGGTCCAATAAAAGATTTAACACTTGCAGTTGAAAGTGCAGGTATTGTTTGTGCTCGTAGTGAAATTGGCTTTGACAAGCTTGACGGTTTGTCTAACTGGCAGCATGGTTTCAATCGAGCATATATATTACTTTCCTCTGATAAACAGAACGCTATTCGTAGTCGTTTCGATTTAGCTCATGAATTAGGTCACATGATTCTGCATAAAAACATATTAATTGAATCACTTAATAGTACTAATCATAAAGAAATTGAGCGACAAGCAGATTTATTTGCTGGTTCATTACTTATGCCAGCTGAATCATTTGCTAAAGATATTCGAAGACCTACACTTGAGACGTTTCTAACTCTGAAACCTCGCTGGAAAGTATCAATTGCAGCAATGATATTTAGAGCTCACCAGCTTGATCTAATTAATGATCTCCAAAAAGCTAACTTATATAAAAATCTTTCCTCGAAAGGTTGGAGGTTGAAGGAGCCTTATGATGACCAGCTTATCCCCGAGTCTCCTCGACTTTTATCTAGGGCTGCTAATATGCTTATAGCCGCTGGAATAAATAAAAATGATTTACTTGATCAGCTAGGTCTGCCAGCTAGTTTAGTTGAGAGCTTGTGTTGCTTACCCAAAGGTTTTTTTGATGATTCTATGGCAAATGATAATTTGTTACAATTCAGAACAAAATCAGTAGTTAAAAGTACAAGTGATAAGAAAATAGTTGGGACGTCAAACAACATTTTTGAACTCGGAAGATAACACTAGACTTTTAAGGCTAATGAGAACATCAATAAATTGATTCACCCTAAATACAAAGAGCTCTCCAAAGGGCTCTCTTTTCATAGAAAAATTTACTAAGCTCAATTACTCAACCAAGACACTGCCAAGACGGCAATTTCTTTCTAAACAATTAAAGTTACTGTTACTTATATAGTTTTAGCTATTTTGTGAATCTTCCAAACAGGAAGATATTTTATCGATTTTGAACAATATTGTTTGTAGCATTTTTTAATGGATACTCGGCCTATTCCACTACACGCTAAGTTGATAAATAGCTCTCACGTATGAGTATGTGGTTCAAAATCTAACTTCCTAATTTCAATTATTGTTTAAGGTATAAATAAAGGTAGTATGTAGCTATGGTTCATACTCTTAGGTAAAAAATGATTGCATTTATTTCAGAACATCAATTGATATTTACCACACTTTTTTCTGGAGCTGGACTGTGGATTGTGGGGGGGGTATGGAGGCATTTCTATCAAAAAAGAAAAGTTCAGGCTCAACCCGTGATCTCTCAAAAGGTTGTAACAGGTGATAAATCTACTGTGTATCAATCTGGCAGCTCAATAATTATCAATAATGAGCATCGCGCTGCTCATTCTGTTAGAGATGATGATAATGATAAATAGATCTAATCAAGAAATGATCGCCGGTAGCGAGAGCACAAACTACCAAGCAAAAGAAATGCACATTCATGGACCTAGCTTAGAAAGCATTATTGAACTATCTAAATTGACTGCTCAAAATGTATTCAATGATAACTTTATAAAGTTAAGAGGGGATGCATATGAGGTCGCTTTTGATAGAGCTAATGAGCTTTTAAATGATTTTTTAAATAAATTTAAAGAAAATGCTAATAGCTTAACTGAAAACTTAAAATCCCCTTCTATGCAAGCTTCATTATATGAAGCGCAACAGCAGTATGCTAAATCTGGAGACGACAGCTTAGAGAATATTTTAGTAAAAATATTGGTTGACCGCTCTAGTCTCACGGAAAGATCAATTCATCAAATAGTTTTGGACGAATCAATCACTGTTGTCAGTAAAATGACTCAACAGCAAATTGATGCAATAACAATGAACTTTGTCCTGCAAGATGTAAGCTTATCTTTTAATAGCATTAATCAGCTCTATAATTATTTTTCTAATATGATTTCTTTATTTTTACCGGAAAACTCTTCTTGGGGTATGAATTCAAGTTCCTTACAATATCTAGAATACACTGGTTGTTTACGGTTTAGTGAAACTTCAGTATTAACTAATCTAGGTAACCTTTTTTTGAGATATTATCCTCATTTATTTGATAAAAGTTTGATGAGTAGTGTAGAGGTTTTTTCGTATCTATCAGCGAATATTAGAAGATTTGAAGATCTCGAAGCCTTTTGTAAAGTTAAGCAGGTTTCTACTATGAAATTGACTCCTGTTGGTAAGGCGATAGCTTTAAGTAATTATAATTTAAAAACTAATAATAATTATCCACTAAAGCACTTTTTACCTGAATGAAGCTAATGTTCTATGGAAATATATTCGTACGTAAAACAGTTCAGAAAAGCATTTTTGAAAGTTGAACCGTGCCAGTATTCATTCACTTTATTTGAAAGATTTCCCGTTAACTGTTGTGAATTTACATCATATCTACTTGCAAAGTATCTAGTTGAAGAATTAAACATTGATAACATTTTAATGGTGCATGGGTACAACCGGCATAAGAAAGAGCAGCGACACGTATGGTTGAAGGCTTTAGGTTACGACATTGATATAACAGCAAATCAATTCTCATCAACAAGTAAAACGGTGTTTTGTGATAAAGGAAGCGAATGGCACTGGAGGTTTCATATATATGATAGTCATACTCCCAATACCAAGATGACTCACTTCGATGAAGAAGAACGTGAGAAATTGGAGGGTGATTATTTAAAGATATTAAATAATATAAGTTGAATACTTTTTTAATTTCGTCTATGATTTTCCCAAGCTGTGAAAACTATGCTTATATCAAACCACCACTTATCGGTGGTTTTTTGCTTTCTACCGTTCACCAGTCAACGCAGTCAGCGAAAAGAAGTCGCTCTTTCTTTATTAGATAACGACATGACGCAGTTCGGGTTCGCGCCCCGTTAATGAATCAATCAGCGATTAACTACTAAATACTTTCAAGCCTCAGCATCTGCTGGGGCTTTTTGTTTTGGGTGATAAAAATGAATAAAGTCCTAATGAGTGTTGATAATCCTCAGGGGTTCAAGCTTGAAGAACTGTTGAAGCAATTACAGCTTGAAGTCGAAGAGAAGACTGCGCGTGTAGCTAATGACACGAGCGAGTTAGCTGAGTTAGTAAAGGATCATAATCGTGCAATTGTTTTGCATCTATCTAATGCAGAGCGGTTACAGCGGACTAGCTTCAAGCTAATGGCAGCAAAGTGTCCAGATGCTGGCCCATCTGGAACACCAAGGATTGGTAAATAATGAGCATGCGCAACAGAATAGGAGTAGCTGGGCTTAGTCTTTCAGCCGCTGCATTCATTACTCTTATTGTGTCAGAAGGTTTCTCTCCGACTGCAACCGTTCCCGTTCAAGGTGATCGACCCACTGTCGGCTTCGGTTCGACTTACCATCCTAATGGTAACCAAGTTAAGTTGGGTGAAACCATTACACCAATTAAAGGATTGCAGACTGCTCAGTCTCATATATCAGCTGATGAACAACGATTTCGTAAGAGCTTATCTGGTGTTGAGCTCACTCAGGCTGAATATGATCTGTATATCGATTGGGTGTATCAATATGGTATTGGCCGATGGATAGCATCACCCATGCGAACTCATTTATACGATGGTGAATATGTCCAGGCATGTGATGCTTTATTGCTGCCTCAGTATCGAACCGTCGCTGGGTATGACTGCTCAACGCCAGGGAACAAAAGATGTTATGGCGTTTGGACTCGAGCACAAGACCGACATCAACGATGCATTGATTCACAAAGATAGCTATTACCCGATCAACATCCAACTCAACGCAATAGCAATCGATTACAGAAGAGTTTTAAATCTTGATGTCGGCAGTCAAATCATTGAATAAAATCCATGAAATCAATCCATGTGAACCCGTTGCGGCATTATGGTAAGGGGTAGGGCGGGTCGAAACCTGTGGCACGTCAGTTCCCTGACCGTTCGCTCCCATGTTTATACAGAACCGCGAAATGAGACCTTTTTTTCTGGAGCGAGGGAATCACCTAAATGTTCAGCACATTAAAGAATAAAATCATTACGTTAGTTATCAGTTTACTGATTATCTTAACCATCGGTTTAATGGCGCTTTTTAAAGTAAATCAGGGGCAAATAGCACTACTAAAGAGCGATCTTGCTACTTCAGAGCAAAACCGGGAATACTTAGAAAGGGATTTGACTTCTATCACAAATGAGTTGGAAGTCGCTGAATTAGATAAGATTAAGTTGCGAGAAAGTTTGATATTGCTGGCTAAGACATTTAGCGAGCGCGAGTTAAATCGAGCTGAAATAAAAACGAATTTTGCCGTCAGCAATAAAAAGCTGCTACAGATTTTTGACGGGATAACTGATGAAAAAACGATTTCTTGGGGTGCTGCTAATATCCCAAATGATATTAGTCGGGTGCTCGAGCATTCCGCCAAATGTGCGAACCGTTACCGTAACAAAGACAGTCTATGTGTTCCCTCCAGCGGAACTGATAAGCAAATGTTTGGTTCCGGAGTACTCCAGCCAAACAAACCAAGAACTTTCTAATTACACCAACTCACTAATTGAAGTTATATCACTCTGTGACCTTGATTGGGTCACGTTAGATAACTGGATCCGTGATCAGAAATCAAAGCTGTCTACCGAGTGATCGGAGGCGAAAATATGATTAACAAAACTATGACGACGCCAATTATGGATAAAACTGTTCAAACTGGGAGCTATATTGCTTCTATTTCGACTGCGATAGGCGGTTTCTTATCGTTAAGTAATATTGCGCTATTGCTCGGTATTGCATCAACAATAGCCCTCTTTATTGTTCAATACCGCCGAACTCAGTCATCAGAGATACGCGATCTTGAATATCATAAAGCTAGAATGGCAGCGTTAAAAGTCACATCTAAATCAGGGTGTAGTGATGAGTAAAATAGATGCCTTGATAGATGCGTTGAAAGCCCAAACTGAAGCGCTTAATCAGCAAACAACGGCTATTAGCCAATTGGTTAATAGTAATCTAGATATTATGGATCAACTTATGGCTGCTGATTCTGAACAAGCAGCAACACCAAACTATTTAGATCAACCAGATGAACTATGAGTAAAGACATTAGCTGGCGTGATGACAAACGTAAAACGGCAGAGCGTGGATATGGTGGCAAATGGCAGAAGGCCAGAGAAACATTTTTAAAGCGCAATCCACTTTGTTGTTTCTGTGAACAGGAAAACAAAATTGTAGCGGCATCCGTTGTTGACCATATTAAACCGCATCAAGGCAATCAAGCCCTGTTTTGGGATACCGATAACTGGCAACCCCTTTGTAAACCTTGTCATGATAGCACTAAGAAAATAATGGAGAACCGAGGCATTAGGCTTGGCGCTGATGAAAACGGCAAACCAACAGATCCTAATCATCATTGGAATAAATAAGCGAGGTTAAAGTGGCGGCTGGCAGAAAAGCTACACCCACCGCGCTCAAGCTAGTCACTGGTAACCCGGGCAAACGTGCACTTAATAAAAAAGAGCCCAAATTAGCGCCTGGTATTCCTAGAATGCCATCTCATTTAAGCCCACGCGCAAAAGCAGCTTGGAAAAAGCTGACCAAACTACTTAAAGATATGGGCGTTCTTACCTTAGCCGATGGTATGGCACTTGAGCGTTTATGTGATGTCTACGCCGAAATTCTTGAATTAAGGGATGAAATCAAGAAAAACGGCAGAACATATCAAAGCGTAAAAATCATTGGTGAAAACGTCGATGAAGAAACTAAAGAGTTTACCCAAGTCGAGCAAATGTTAATGAAAGCGAATCCTGCAGTACAAATGCTAGCAGATGCCGATCGGCGCTTTAAAGGCTATCTCGTTGAATTTGGATTAACCCCTTCCGCAAGAAGCAAAGTACAGGTAACTGATGGTAGTAAGGAAAAAGAGGAAATCGACGAGTTCTTCGGATAAACATCAAGACCATGTTACACGCTGGGCAAAGGAAGTGGTATCAGGTGAGTTTTTAGCGGGACCAGACATTCGCAACGCCTGCAAACGGCACCTAAAAGATTTAGAAACAGGCCACGAACGTGGTCTTTATTTTGACTTAGAAGCAGCAAATCGTGCGATATCATTCTTCCCAAAAGTATTACGATTAAGTGGTGGTGATCACGAAGGGAAACCGTTTCAGCTGCTCGACTGGCAAGCATTTATCGTTGGTTCATTGTTTGGGTGGAAAGCTGAAGATCACACGCGTCGTTTTCGTATGTGTTATGTCGAAAGTGGTAAAGGCTCCGGTAAATCTCCACTTGCAGCGGGTATTGGGCTGTATGGGTTAGTCGCTGATAAAGAGGCGTCAGCAGAGGTTTATGCCGCTGCGACCAAAAAAGACCAAGCTATGATTTTGTTCCGCGATGCGGTTTCAATGGTCAATCAATCGCCTCAATTAAGCTCAAGACTTAAAAAGTCAGGTACAGGGCAAAGTGTTTGGAACCTAGCGTATATCGCTAAAAACTCTTTTTTTAGACCGATTAGTTCAGATAACGGTCAATCTGGTCCGCGGCCACACATGGCCCTGATTGACGAAGTGCACGAACACAAAAACAACAACGTTGTAGAAATGATGCGAGCCGGTACCAAAGGCCGCAAACAAGCGTTGATCTTCATGATCACCAACTCAGGCCATGACCGTACCAGCGTTTGTTACTCATATCATGAATACGGTAAATCAATTTGTGCTGGTACCAAAGAAGATGATTCCTTCTTTGCTTTTATCTGCTCGTTAGATGAAGGCGACGACCCCATAAATGATGAGAGCTGTTGGCCAAAGGCTAACCCATCACTTGGGCATACATTCAATCATAAATACTTGAGAGAGCAAGTTACTCAAGCTAAAGGCATGCCAGCCAAAGAAAGTATTGTTCGCCGGCTTAACTTTTGTCAGTGGGTTGATTCTGCATCACCTTGGTTATCGTCAGATACGTGGACAGACTGCGAAGATGACATCGATATTAACGAACTCGCCGGTGAAGAGTGTTACGGCGGCTTAGATTTATCGGGTACCAGGGATTTAACCGCACTAGGGCTTTACTTTCCACGGGTTAAAACCTTGTTAGTAGAGTTTTGGACACCAAAAGATACGCTTTTAGACCGCGAACGCACCGACAATGTGCCGTATTCATTATGGGAAAAACAAGGTTTTATCCATGCGCCACCGGGTCATGCAGTAGATTACAGCTTTGTTGCTGAGCGAATAGCCGATTTATCCGCACAGTTCGACATTAAATGCATTGGTTTCGACCAATATCGCATTAATTACCTCGAGCCTGTATTGGTTGAAGCAAACGTCTATATTCCACTGGTTAAACACGGGCAAGGTTACTACAAAGCATCTGAATCAAACCTTTGGATGCCGCGGTCAATCGAACTATTTGAAAAGCTGATCACCGATAAAGAAATCAAAATAAAAATCAATCCTTGTCTTAGGTGGAATGCAGCAAGCGCAGTGCTTGAAGCGGATGCCAAAGACAATCGAATATTCACCAAGAAAAAATCAACAGGTCGCATCGATGGTGTGGTTGCTGCAGCAATGGCAGTGGGAACAGCCTTAGAGTCTGAAGGCATTGATGACGATGAAGATTGGTTAGAAGCAATACGGGACCCAATTTACTAATGACCTTACCACTCGCACTATTCATTTTATTAGCGCTTTCAGGTTCATTACTGGCCGTTGCTGGCGCTTACATATTATTCGGCCTTGGCTGGTCGTTAGTTGCGGCCTCGGTATTTTCATTTGCTGGCGCTTCATTTTTACGTAAAGGAATGACAGCGTGAAACCATCAAATTCACTAACAAGTATTATAGCCAAGGCCGCGAACCAGCCATTTGCATCAATAGGCGGCTTTATGGGAACAACATTGCGCCTAACAGATGGTGACTTTTGGTCACAGTTAATGGCCACATCAAAAAGCGGTAAAACAGTTAATGTTAATACCGCAATGCAGCTTGCTGCTGTGTGGGCATGCGTTAGACGTATCTCTGAAACCGTTGCCATGTTGCCGCTCGGTTTGTACGAACGCCAAAAAGACGGTGGGCGGGTCCAAGTCCAGAGCAGTTTATCTAATGTGCTAAGCCATCGCCCTAATGCTGACATGACATCAATGCAGTTTTGGGAAGCAGTTTTAGCGTCACTGCTATTGAAAGGTAATGCCTTTATCGAAATACATCGTTCAGGTAGCGACATTATTGCGCTCGATTTTTTAATGCCGAACAGAATGGATGTTGATTTAGCCGATAACGGCAGTTTGATCTACTGGTATACGCCCCGCAAAGGTAGAAAACGACAAATTCTTAAGCAAAATATGATGCATATCCCTGCATTCTCACTAGATGGCTTAATGGGGTTATCAACTATTTCATATGGGGCCAATGTATTTGGTGGTGCAATGTCTGCTGAAGATGTTAGTGCTAATACCTTTAAAAATGGCATGACCAAGACAGTCGCATTCTCTGTAGACCGAATTCTAAAAAAAGAACAGCGTGACGAATTTCGTGAATATGTCAAAACCATCACTGGTGCCATGAACGCGGGAAAATCTCCCATATTGGAACAAGGAGTAAAGCCTGAACTCATCGGCATAAACCCTATTGATGCTCAATTACTTGAATCACGAAATCATAGTGTGGAAGAAATCTGCCGCTGGTTTTTAGTTGATCCATCATTGATTGGCGTTGGGGGTAAAGACAGTAACTGGGGCACAGGCTTAGAACAAAAGATGATCGGCTTTGTTACCCTGACACTATCGTCGTGGATACGTCGCATAGAGCAATCAATTTACATCAACTTGCTCACCCCTGCACAGCGCCAAAACCAATACGCCCAATATAACCTTGAAGCATTGCTTCGTGGTGATAGCGGATCGCGTGCTGAGTTCTACAGCAAAATGACCCAAAACGGCATTTACACCCGTGATGATTGTCGTGTTAAAGAAAACTTACCGCGTCGTGGTGGTAATGCCGATGTGCTAACCGTTCAAACAAACTTATCACCAATCGATCAGCTAGGTAGCCAATCAGAATCAGACAAAGCGAAATCTGCGTTAATGAACTGGCTTAACCAAGACAAAGACAAGCAGGAGTAAACCATGCCATTTCCAAAAAGTTTTACGCAGAGCGGAGTGCGCTGCGATATATCTCCGCGTGCGCAAGAACTGTGGAACCCAGCCATTCAAGCCGCTGTTGAAAACACGGAATCGACTATTACTGTTTACGGCATCATTGGCGAAGACTGGTACGGTGATGGTGTCACGTTAAAGCGTATCGATGCCGCATTGCGCAGTATTGGCAACGATAACGATGTCACTGTTTATATCAATTCACCTGGCGGCGATATGTTTGAAGGTATTGCTATTTACAATCGCTTTCTTGAGCACAAAGGCAAAGTCACTACCAAAGTGCTCGGTCTGGCGGCTTCTGCTGCATCCGTTATTTATATGGCTGGAGCTGATGATGCGCGTTTTATTGCAAGCTCAGCTTTCCTGATGATCCACAACTGTTGGGTGTACACAGTCGGTAACCGCCATGCATTAAGAAACGTTGCTGATGATATGGAGGAGTTTGACGCTGCCATGGTCGATTTATATGTAGACGGTAGTGACCAGAGCGAAAAAGCCATTACCAAAATGATGGATGAAGAAACCTTTATTCGTGGCAAAAAAGCCGTCGAGTTAGGTTTTGCATCAGGCACGTTATCTACCGATGAAATTGGCGAGTCTACCGACAACGCCAATGCAAACTCGCTCCGTAAAGTGGATGCGGCCATGGCAAAAGCAGGCGTTCCGCGCAGTGAGCGCCGCCAACTATTACAAGATTTAAAGTCCAGCACGCCGAGCGCTGTTGGCGGCATCAAGCCAGGTGCTGGTGTGTCCGATACGCAAAACGCTGTCGCCCCTGATCTAAGCGCGTTAATTAGCGCGTCAAAAACTATCTTAATTAAATAACTGGAGGCGACAATGCCAAACCCAAATTTTGAAAAACAAGTTGAAGAACTAGGGACTAATCTGACCAAGATTGGTGATCAAATTAAATCAGCAGCAGAAGAAACCAACAAGCAGATCAAGGCTTCTGGTGAAATGCATGCTGAAACGCGTGATAAAGTCGATAAGCTGCTGTTAGAGCAAGGGGCCTTACAATCTCGCTTACAAGAAGCAGAACAAAAACTGTTAAAAGGTCCTGAAAGTCGCGAAGAAGAGCACGAAATGTCAATTGGCGAGCGGGTAGCTAATGACAAAGAGATGGAAGGTGTTAATAGCTCATTCCGTGGTAGTCGTCGTGTTGGTATGCCACGTTCTGCTATTACCTCTGCAGGTGGTTCAGGTGGCGCATTAGTTCGACCAGATCGTATGGCTGGTATTGTGGCTGGCCCAGAGCGCCGCTTAACTATTCGTGACTTAATTGCACCAGGTGAAACAGAAAGTAACAGCGTTGAATACGTCAAAGAAACAGGCTTTACTAACAATGCTGCGCCCGTAGCAGAAAACACCGGTAAACCCTATTCAGACATCACTTTTGGTTTAGTTAACAATGCCGTTCGCACTATTGCTCATATGTTTAAAGGCAGTCGTCAAATATTAGACGATGCAAAACAATTACAAAGCTTTATCAATGCTCGTGCAAAATACGGGTTAATGCTTAAAGAAGAGTTACAACTACTTTATGGCAATAACACCGGTGCAAACTTACACGGCATTATCCCGCAGGCTAGTACTTACGTTAAGCCAACTGGTGCAAACGTCGATACTGAGCAGCATATTGACCGTATTCGTCTTGCATTACTGCAAGCAGCATTAGCTGAGTATGCGGCAGACGGTATTGTGCTCAACCCAATTGATTGGGCTGTTATTGAAATGCTTAAAGACAGTAATAAAAATTACTTAATCGGCAAGCCACAAGGCCAAACCTCACCAACGCTTTGGAACCGTCCAGTGGTTGAAACTCAGTCTATTGTTCAAAACGAGTTCTTAGTGGGTGCATTTCAAATGGGTGCACAAATTTATGACCGCATGGATATTGAAGTCTTAATCTCAACCGAGAACGACAAAGACTTTGAAAACAATATGGTCAGTATTCGTGCAGAAGAGCGATTAGCGTTAGCGGTATATCGTCCAGAAGCATTTGTAACGGGTGACTTTACCTTCGTATAAGTGAATATGCCCAAAGTAATCAAATCACTTAACTGATAAGTAAATCAATTAAAGGCTGACAATGTTCAGCCTTTATTGTTTTTTATAGGAGAACTCCCATGGCTATTGTTATGGCTATTGCACTTAAATCGTTTTATTTCGTAAAAGAAGTGAAAACAAAACAATCAAAACCATTTGAGGTTGAACAGCACAACTTCAATGAACTAAAAGCGCTTGGAATGGTAGATCATGCCCCAGACGATGAAGCTGCTTTAAAGGCTAAGGCTGAAGAAGCAGCATTAAAGGCTAAAGCTGATACCAGCAAAAAGACTAAAGCATAAAAAATAGTGAGTAGGAGTCATCAGTGGGCCTTATAACATTAATCCAAGCAAAGCCGTACCTCGATGTCATTCATGATGAAGATGATGACAAGCTACAACTTTTGCTCGATGCCGCTGAAGATGAAGCCTGCCAATTCTTGGGAAGGGAATCCCTGTCTATTTTGGTTGTTGAAGCAACTGGCAAGCTGCCACCCAGCGTGACAATGGGAGTGATGATATTGCTACAAGCAAACTATCAAGCTGCTCCAGATGATGTGCCAAAATTACGTCTTGCTGCTGAAATAAAATTAACGCCATATCGAATAGGCTGGGGTATTTAATGTTATCTCATCGATTACGCCATCGGATTCATATACAGCAGCCTGAAAATGAAAAAACACAAGATCCGCAAACAGGCGAAGAAATTGCAGGATGGCAAACGCTTTATCTTGGCCTAAAGCCACTCAATAACGTGCCAGCTGAAGTGTTAACCGGTGCTGGTCGTGAATTTATTGCTGCCGATGCCAAGCAATCCGAAACAACTGCAAGAATTAACATCCGCTGGTTTCCAGTCGATATCAGCCTATTTTATCAGTGCCGCATATTGTGGGATGGCAGGGTGTATGACATCCATTCAGTTGAAACCGATATAACAGGGCGTCAAGAGTGGCGACTTCGTTGCAAAGATGGTGTGAACTAAGGTTATTAATATGTCAGCATCGTTTGAGTTTAGTTTGCTTGGCGTAAAAAACGTCAAAGCAAAAATGAATAAGGTCAGCCAAACCGTTAATGATACTGGCACCCGCACTGCATTACGCAAAGCGGCTGGCATAGTAAAAAAAGCGGCTCAACAAAACGCACTCGCAGTTGATGACCCCAAAACGGGTCGACGTATCCGTGATAACGTCACCTTGCAGTTTGCCAGCAAACTTTATCGTCAAAAAGGGGTAATTATGTATCGTGTTGGTGTCGCCACTAATCGCGGCCGTATTCCTACTCCAAATACTGACCAAGGTGCTAAAGGTAATACTCCGCACTGGCACTTAGTTGAACTCGGTACCGAACGAGCTGCTGCTCAACCATTTATGCGCCCCGCTCTAGCTAACAACGTTAACCAAGTAACAGATAAGTTTATCAACGAGTTCAACAAAGAACTTGATAAGGCATTGTCATGAGTCTAGTGCCCATATTTTCAGTTTGCGCCGCAAGTGTAGCTGTCACGCAATTGTTAGGTACAAATCCTACTCGGCTGTATCCATTTGGACAAGCGCCACAAAATGTGGTCAAACCTTATGCGGTTTGGCAAGTCATTGGCGGTAGTCCTGAAAACTACGTATCAGGAAGACCAGATACGGACACGTTCAGTTTGCAAGTCGATGTATATGCCGAGTCAGGTTCATCAGCATCAAATGTGGGTGACGCAATACGAACAGCCATTGAATTAGATGCTTACACGACAAACTTTAACGGTGATAGTCGAGACGAACAAACTGGCCATTATCGCCATAGTTTTGATGTGGACTGGATAGTTAGCCGTTAATAAAATTAACTCTTTATTTACCCCAAGCCTCTGCAACCGCAGAGGCTTTTTTGTATCTGCCTCAAGGTTTATTGTTAGGAGCAAAACACATGAGTATGAAAACACAGGGCACCCAGCTCTATGCAATCGATCCGGAAGATGATTCCGTTTTAGTCATTACTGCCGTCACGAGTATCGACGGTATTGATAGTGCCGTTGATTCAATCGAAACCACCCCATTAGAAGCGTTGGCGCGTGAGTTTGTATCAGGCCTCAAATCGCCAGGTGCGGCAACGTTTGGTATTAACGTTGATCCAAAAAACCCTAGCCACTTACGTTTGCACCAATTAAAAACAGCGGGTACCACACTTAAATGGGCACTTGGTTGGTCTGATGCAGTCGGTACGCCGCCAACATTCTTAACCGATGATTTTGTATTACCACCAACCAGAACATGGATAACGTTCGAAGGCTTTATGACTGCTTACCCATTTGGCTTTACACAAAACGACGTTGTTAAATCAACGGTAGGCATTCAAGTTTCCGGTGACCCAATCTTGGTACCTAAAACATAAGCTTATGCTAGATAGCCCATTGGTTACCCTTTGGGCATTTTTATACACCAAGGAAATACTATGAAATTAAGTGTTGCTAGCCTAATCCAATCTGGCTCATTTTCTCCTGTTAATCCTGAACAACGAGAAATATCGTGGTTTAACGATAAAGGCGAAACTGTCAGCGCCGTTATTTTTGTACGTAAAAAATCATTTTCTACTGCAAATATAGAAGCTAATCACTACAACACTGGTGTTGATTCGCTTACTTCACGCATTGTTTCAAGCATTGTTGATGAAGAGGGCACGCCATTATTTAGTGTTGACGACATTATGGGTAATGCTGCTCACGGACCAATTTGTGACTCGCTCGGTATGGCATTGATTGGCGCCATAAATGAAGTGAATGGGATAGGGCTCAAACCTGACCCAAAATCCTTACCGCCGACGACGAATTCTGGCACGAGCTCGTCCTCGCCGGCGTTGGTGGAAGAACCGTTGAACATGCCAAGCAAAACCTAACCCACAAAGAAGTTGTCTACTGGATGGCGTATCGCGAAAAGTATGGTCCTTTAAGTGTTCAATTACGCCAAGAACGCATCTCGGCAGCTCAAATGCATCACATGAACACCATATATGGCGGTAAAGCCGAGCTATCTATGTTCATGCTATTCAGCCAAGTAGAAGACCAACAACCTCAAGAAGCCAGCATTGATGATGTACTCGTCATGCTTCAAGCCAGTGCAATCAAAAAATAACGCCACGGATGGCTTAATATCAATCTCGGAGCAAGTTAATGTCTAATCGGTCGTTAAGTACGCTAACGCTAAATATGATCGCTGAAACAGGCAGCTTCAATGCTGGAATGGATAAAGCTGAGCGGTCACTAGATAAAGTTTCTAGAGCAGCGGCAAAGCAGAAAAATGATTTAGTCCGATTAATGGGGCAGATAGATCCACTTGTCGCAGAATACGCCAAGCTAGATAAAATGGAGCGACAGCTTCAAAAACATCGAGAAGCAGGAACATTAGCCGGAAGTGAATATGATCAATATTCAAAACGACTTTCACAAATGCGGAGTGAGCTAGGTAGAACAGGTGCTCAGCTTAATAAAACAGATATCCAGTTCAATAAAGCAGGCCTATCTGCCAAGCAAATGGCATTTGCAACGCGTGGCTTACCAGCACAATTTACCGACATTGCCGTATCGCTTCAAGGTGGACAAAATCCATTAACAGTATTTTTGCAACAAGGTGGCCAGTTAAAAGATATGTTTGGCGGGATAGGTCCAGCCGCCAAAGCCATGGGAAGTTACGTTGCCGGCATGGTAAACCCATTCACTATTGGTGCAGCTGCAGTAGCGGTATTAACCCTTGCTTATTATCAAGGAAGTATCGAAGCTGATCGACTTCGTAATGCGCTTATTCTTACTGGTAATTCAGCTGGCACAACCTCCGATCAACTAATGGATGCCGCCAAACGTATCGATGGTATTAGCGGTAGTCAGCGACAAGCTGCTGCTGCATTAGCGGAAGTGGCTAGCTCCGGTAAATTTACAGCCAATCAAATAGAGTTGGTCGGTTTAGCTGCCGTGCAAATGGAGAATGTAACGGGAAAGGCCGTTGCTGATACTGTCGCTGAGTTTGCCAAATTAGCCGATGATCCAGTAAAGGCTGTCGAAGAACTTAATAAAAAATATAACTTCCTAACTGCCGCGGTTTATGAACAGATCGTATCGCTTAAAGAATCAGGTAAATCAACAGAAGCAGCGGACCTGGCATTTAAGACATACAGTGATGCAATCAATGACAGAACAACAGAAATCACCAGTAATTTAGGAAGCATTGAAAAAGCGTGGAAAGCTCTTAAAACTGGAGCGTCTATATCTTGGGATCAGATTCTTAATGTTGGCAGAATGGATACGCTTAAGGAAAAGCTAGCTGCAAATTCTAAAGAAATAAATGAGCTTATATCACTTGGTAAAGGATCCCGCGGTGAAGCCACTCGCCGCGAAAACCTACTTGCAAAATTGCAAGCAGAAGGTAATGAGCTAGTTAAGCAAATACAATCAGCTGAAAAAATAGCCGCAAGCCAAGCTGAACGAGCCAAGTTAACTAAGGAGTCCATTGAGGCTCAACGTGCGATTGCTAAAGTCACCAATGAAACCCTCACTAATGAGCAAAAGCGCACTAAAGCAATAAAAGAATATAACGACAATATCGAAAAGGTGCGAAAAGGTGATGCTAATAGCGCCTTGCTTGATCCTGAAAAAATCAAACGTGACCTGGCATCGATAGAAGAAAAGTTTAAAGACACCGCTAAAACGACCAAAGCCTTTGCGGACGATGCTGCTACCACGTACCTCATGCGTTTACGCGAAACTCAAGCAGGCTTGCAAGGTCAGCTAGAGTCAAATATCAAACTCACTCAGTCGCAAAAAGAATTAGTTAAATTTGAACAGCAAGTTGCAGATATTAAAAATAAAGATGTGCTAACCGCCCAACAGAAAAGTTTGTTGGCAGAACAATCAGTAATCCGTGCCCAACTCGAAAAAAACGTTGCTCTCGATGACGAAATTCAAAAGCGCAATGAATCAATCCGCCTGCAAAGCTACAGTGCCAATCTCACGGCTAACCTCGCCGCAGAACAACAGCGCAACGCTGATAAACTCGCCACCTTTGGTCTTGGCGACAAAGCACAGCAGCGTCTAGGTGATCGCCAAGGGATTGAGCATGATGTTGAACGAGCTCAAGGTAAGGCGTTATCAGATAACATCGCTGGCAGAACTACCGACGAAGAATATCAGCAACAGCTGGCTATGCTGGAAAATAACCTTTCGGCGCGATTGGCTGTCCAAGATGAATACTATTCAGCACTCGATGCCAAACAGGCCGACTGGACTAATGGCGCCCGTTCATCAATGCAAAACTACATTGATGCAGCAGCCGACATGGCTGGACAAACTAAAACATTAATGGATGGTGCATTTGGCGGAATGACAGACGCGCTTACCGATTTTGTGACTACTGGTAAAGCAGATTTTGCCGGGCTGGCTAAATCAATATTGGCGGATATCGCAAAAATAGCGATACAAAAAGCTGTTGCGGGTTTAGTCGGTAGCCTGTTCGGAGGTTATGCTGACGGCGGGGTTGTAGACGGAAAAGCCACAGGCTTCTCTTCTGGTGGTTATACTGGCGCGGGTGGCAAGTATCAACCTGCAGGGATAGTACATAAAGGTGAAGTTGTTTGGTCTCAGCGTGATGTTGCCCTCGCTGGTGGTGTTGCGACAGTAGAAGCAATGCGAAAAGGCCACACTGGTTATGCTGAAGGTGGCGTTGTAGGCGGTTCAACTTTTAAGGGCATTCCTGCTGCAATGACTGGTTCCAGTGGTGTAATTGTTCAAATTAATATTGAAAAAAGCGGTAATGCGACGACCACTTCAGATACGCCAGCGTTAAATCAGTTTGGCTCAGAAATCGGTAAATTTGTTGAGCAAAAATATCGAGAGTTGCTGGCAAAAGACTTACGTCCCAACGGACAAATTGGTCGAAGTATGGCTGGAGGATACCGCTAATGGCAGCACAAGTGTTTACATGGACACCAGACAACGGTGCCACTGGCGAAGTCAAATATCGAACCAGAATGGTGCAGTTTGGTGATGGCTATACTCAGAATGTCGGGGATGGTATCAATAATAAAATTCAAAGCTGGCCATTGTCATTTACAAAAAACAAATCTGAATCTGAGGCCATAGTGGAATTTTTAGATAATCATCACGGTTCAAAATCATTTCAATGGCTGCCCCCTTTAGGTACAGCATCTTTATTCAAAGCAATACAGATAACCAATACACCTCTTGGTGGCGGTATGTACCGTATTACCGCCACCTTTGAACAAGCATTTCATCCTTAATCATTCTGCTACTGGAATTACTCATGCCATTCGAAACAATTAATCTTGGCAATCAGCCAACTGGTACTGGTGGCGACACTGCACGTTCAGCATTTGAAAAGGTAAATAAAAACTTCATTACTGCAGAGGTGTTAGCTTCATCTATGTCGCAAGCTCAGTTTGAAGCTATTCGAGCTCAAAACAATGAAAGGTATGCGGCTAGTGGTTTTGTTCATTTTGGTAAGCATGGTCAAGGTTCTGGTGATGTAGCTGTAAACCAAGGTTTATATATAAACCCTGTTTTGGTTAATCATATGAGGTTGGGAAGGCCGGATATACAAAATGCAGGAGGGTTATCTAAAACTGATTATCCTGAAATAAATATTGCAGGGGTTATTTTTGATATTAAAGCTAATAGCAGTGCTTTTAGTTATCTTGATATTAAGCTCCATTCTGCACCAGATGGCAAAACCACTTACAATAAATCTACCGGTGCCAATGTTGTCTATGCCACAACTACCGCCGCTTTTAATGCTGCAGCTGTTGATGTAAATGCGGAAGTGGTTACTGACCGTGTTGATATGTGGGGTTTTGAATCATTTCTTGAAGAAGTAAGTGCAACTAACCCCTACGTTTATCCTAACGGCCTAATCCAATCTTTAGCAACAACCATGGATGGTATAACTACTAGCGCAAGTAATCGCCCTATTACTTACTACGCTTGGTTTGCTGGTGACACCGGAAGCAAGGGTAAAGGCGTTAATTACTTTACGCTTACTGACGCGCAAAAAAGAAAGGTATTAGCTAACCATAAGAATAATCTTTATTTCTTAGATGATGGTCGATTAGTTCAATGGCGTGTTCGTGGTCGTTCGTTTGCTGGTGCTGGAAATGGTGATTGGTCTGGTATTGAGGCTGGCGGTGCAGCTTCGAATATACATTTTTCATGGCCAAATAATTCATTGATACTGCAAGGGAAAAACGAATCTGTATCGCTTTATGGCAACGCTACATCTTCTGGGTTAATGCGTAGGGATGCTGACTATTTCGGAAGTGGCATATTCGGCACCATCAATAGCGCTAGCAGCGTGGCAATTAATGGAGAATGCTATTTCCTAGTGTGCGGAACAGTTAACCGGCTTAATCAAGGGGCTTATCATCCTAGCTTTAATCCTAGCGGTACAGCTAGGTTATTCTCTGCTACACAAGAGACTAACTTTGGTTACTGGTATGACTTAGGACGCAAAGAAGTTACCAGCACTAGCCAGCTATTTATTGTTGGAAGTTATCCAAATGCAGGGTTAGCAGGTTTTGCTTATCGAGGGGATATTTCAGCCAATGTATCAGGAAGACCTGATGGTCGTTTCTACGATGCTATCTACGATTCAGGACAAGGCGGTGTTTGTCGTGATATGCGTTATTCAGCTAATCACACAACACTAGAAAAGTTTGCTGAAGCAGATTTGAAAGTTAAGAACGGCACTTATCGGGGATTTGAAAAGCCGGTTAAAACAACGTTTTTTAGTAATGCATATAAAGCTTACTATGCCGCTGAAAATGCTGGTAATGCACTTATGACTTACTCAGCTGGAGGTGCTGATGGAGGCCTAGATATGTATGAAAATGGGCTTACTGCGTATTCTCCTATTATAATGTGGCAACCTGCAACTGGCAAAACCCTATACGGGGTTATTTCAGCTGCTAATGGGTATGTGAGAGTATCTACTTTAAGTTCAAGAAGGGGTCAAGCGGTTCATACCTCCGGCCTTTTTGGCAATGACACCACAAACCCTTGGTATCTAGCTAAAGTTGAGGATGTGGACGTTTCTGAAGGCGGCTCATTCTTACAAACTGATGTTATTGGTGACCCTGCTAATATCCTACTCACTAATGCTTTGAAGGATGGGTGGGAAGGAAGTTGGATTCCACAAATTCCTGATGGCACAAGCAAGGGTTATAACCTTGTAAGGAAATGTTTACTATCAACTATTACAATAGTTAATACTGAAAGCAATGGTGCTTCATGGGGGGTCACCAATAGTGTTCCTGTTAGTCAGACCTTAAACACCTATACAACCGCAAACCCAACTAATGGAATAAGACTTTATCAATACCAAGCATTTGCAAAGCAAACTGAGCCAACAGTTAATGCTGCTGTGTATGGTGGCTATGTGGGGATAGGTGGAGTGCTACTATGCAGTTATTACGACGGTGAGTATGGGTCGATTTTTTCTGAGGGTTTACTAGGTGTTATTAATAAAACTAACCTGTCACCTACAAATACCACAATACCATTGTCAACATACGGTGCTACAGGTGGAGATGGAAAGCTTAATCGTGCTGGAATAAATTCACCTACACATAGCCAGATAGGTATTTTAGGGGTTGCTGGGGCTAGTGGATGTAAGGCTTTAGACTACAATGTCAGTATTAATCAACAGGCATTTAAGCAATACGTTGCTACTGAGCTTAAACACGATGGCACTGATTGGGGTGATGATTCTAGAATCCACATTGTAGATAACGAGAATGTATTAACCGACCTGAACGGCAATACTGTCAAAGTCGTAACTCACAAACTTAAAGAGCCAATCGGCTGGATTAAAAACACTATCTAATGGAGATTAGGGGAGCGATCCCCTTTTAACTTTATGTATCAATCACTAGAAGATGTACCCGTTGAAATTCGTGAATTTTATGAATTGGTTGAAAATTCGGTTTCATTAATCGAGTGTGACAAGGTTTTATTTGATGATGTAATGCAGTCGATAAGCTTACGCCATTCACGAGCTGTAATCGATGCTGCTTTACTCAAGGCTATTGAGTGGGACTATTTCGCTGTTAACCATGATGGTTATTTATCTTGGGTTGATGAACTTGCCTTATGGGAACAAGAGCAGCTCAATAATGAAGGCAATGAAGAATACCAGCCATCAACTAAACCTACTCGTCCTGTTATCGATATCGAAAGCTACAGAAAGTATTACCAGGTGATCATTGCCCCCATTAGCAACATAGAAAACCCGTTAGCTACTTTTGTTGATACTATTGATGATGATTTATTTATCATTAACAGAGTACATGATACTGAGCCAAAGCCTAAAGCTGAGATTGATACAATCAAAAAGCTAGAGGGAATTGAGTTTAATGGTGTGAAGTGTTCAGCAACGAAAGAAGATATGTGGGGGCTATCAAGTGTAGAGGCATTGGTACGAAGTGGAACACCGATTAACTTTAACTTTGACAGCGGAGAAACATTATTGCTTACTCCTGCAAACATCGATGAGTTTCAAGCTATATGGGTTCCATTTAGAATGAGTTTTTTTACTGCAACCAGCCAAACTTAATAAATAAACAACTATTAGATAACGGCCAGAGCCAAAAGCTCTGGCCGTTTTTGTTTTAGTTCCCAGATAAAATTTAAGGGGCAGTTAATGCTTAGCGCGGACATTCAAACGTTAGAACCTGGTAATGAAGTTATTCTTTATGAAATAGACGGTACCGCTTTTGGTGCTGATATCCTGAGATTTCATTCACACACTATTCCATATAGCCAGACTGAGATGTCACAACCAGACTTACCCGCACGGATAATTTGGTGGCAAGGTGAAGAATATAGTGCCTGGCCTACACAACTAGAAGGGCTAGAAGTTAATTCAGATGGTTCACCAAGTACTCCAATGCTGACGGTCGCTAACGTAGACGGGAGTATTAGTGCAATGTGCTTGTATTTTCAAAATATGGAGCAAGCCAAGGTGACTATTCACAGAACTCTGTCAAAGTATCTTGATGAGGCTAATTTTCAAATTGGTAACGTGGACGCGGATCCAACTCAAGAAGCAATAGAAATTTGGTACATTGATAAAAAAGTAAACGAAGATAACGAAACCGTATCGTTTGAATTATCAAACCCAGCAGATCTTTCAGGATACAAAATTGGGCGGCAAATGACCGCTTATTGTTTCTGGTGCCAAAGAGGTGAATACCGTGGTGCCGATTGTAGTTATACCGGTGCAGCTATGTTTACCGATGAAGATTTACCAACTGATAATCCTGCTCTAGATCAGTGTTCTGGCACCATCGCCGGTTGCACTAAACGCTTTGGCGAAAACGAAGAACTACCCCACGGCGGTTTCCCAAGTGTTCGCCTTATCCGTTAAACATAAGCGACAACCATTATCCTGACACAAAAAATGGTTTATCCAAGTAGGTTATTATGCACCCAATACTGTTACATGCATTTAAGCAGCATACAATCAGCTGCTATCCAAACGAGGCGTGTGGATTAATCATCAACATAGGCAATAAAGCTCACTACATGCCATGCAATAATGTGGCAGTAAACAAAGTCGATCAGTTTGAAATATCCGCCCAAGAATATGCAGCAGCTGAAGACCGCGGCGATATCATCGGTATTTGTCACAGTCATCCAGATACAACGAGTAAACCTAGTCAGCGTGATATCGCTATGTGTGAGGCAAGTTCGCTACCTTGGCATATTATGAGTTGGCCGGAAGGTGATTTGCGTTCAATAGTACCAACCGGTGAAGCCCCTCCGTTAATAGGTCGGCCTTTTGTGCATGGAGTATGGGATTGCTACAGCTGCGTACGAGACTGGTATAAAGAAACCAAACATATCATATTGCCAAACTTTGAACGTAAAGACGGATGGTGGGAGGGTGAGGAAGAACTGTATTTGGATAATTTTGCTAAAGCTGGATTTGCTGAGGTTAATGACCAATTGCAAGTCGGGGATGTATTTTTAATGCAAATACAAAGTAAGCGTGTGAATCACGCCGCTGTGTATGTGGGTGATGGAAAAGTTTTACACCATCTATATGGACGCTTAAGTCGCAATGATGTTTACGGTGGTTACTGGCAGCGTAATACTCGAATGATTGTAAGGCATGTAGGTGATAAAGATTAAGTTCTTTACAGCCTGTTAGGTCGTTGGCATAGTGGTAAAGTTAATATTTTTAGTGTGATAAGGATATAATATGAGAGTGATTTTTCTTATTCTATTGAGCTTTAGTTCATTTTTTTTAAATGCACAAGAGCTATGGAAAGGAGCCATGTATGGTGATAGCGTTGAAAAAGTATTAGCGTTATTTCCACAACATGAAAAACCAACTACGGAAGATGAGCTTAGTAAGCTTGGATCATCACTGAAAGCATTAGTTCTAGTGCCTGTGGATTTGGCAAAAAGACCATTTGAAGCCATACTTTATTTTGATCAAAATGGATTGTACCAAGTAATTATAAAATCAAAATCTTTATTGAATGATGCTGATGCAAAATCAACAGAAGATTTTTTAATTGATGCACTTCACTCGAAGTATGGCAACTCTACCAAAACTGAAGATCCACTTGAGGTTGCAACTGAAAACAAGCCTTTTTGGATTCAGTGGGATGTTAATGCTTTAAGCATAACGCTTGTTCCACAATATGAGAATAAATCGATCATGATTTCTTATCGTTTAACCGTCTCTGAACGGGAGCGCTTAGATAATGATGCGGCTAAAAAACATTTAGAAGGTACAAGTATCATTCTGGAATCTGAAAAATTGTAAAATATAGTTTGCATAAGCCACCGAAAGGTGGCCTTTTTGTTAATACGATATGGTAATCACCCCGTTAACTAATTCAATAATGTAGCCAGCCTCATCAAATACTTTTTCAACTAATGTTAATGCACTGAATATTTCAGTATCGGTTGCTGGCATTGTGCAAGTTAGTTTTGTTGTATCTAGCTCTATTTTGCGCTTCCCTATAACAATTGCGCTATTGATCAGCTCGTTAATCTCATCGACAAAAATTGATGCTAAAGCAATACCAGAATCAGTATTTTGCCTAGCAATCTTGCCTGCAATAGAGGCAGGTAGTGTTGGGGCTAATAAATTTCCCAATGCGTCGTCATGTAACAAACTGGCAGCTGCTGGGTTTTGCTCTACAACAAAACTCATCTCTAATCGATGCACTATGTCGGCATTCATCGACCTACCGTTCATCTTAGCTGACTGATCTATTTGCTCTTTAAGCTCAGGTGCAACTCTTAATCTTAATTGTGGATGTTCGCGCATATTCACCTCTTTTTTATATTATGGCGCACGGTGGGGTTGACTTCAATGCCCCACCGTGCGCATACTTAGCATGTCGCACCGTGCGCCATTCGCTTTGGAGGAATATATGAAAGTACGTGATTACCCGCAGATTAAATTTAGGCTTAGCCCAGAATTAAAATTGTTGTTATTGAAAGCCGCAGATTTAAGTAACAGAACAATGAACAGTGAAGTTTGTCACCAGCTAGAAAAAGCATACGGGTTAAAAGGGAAAAATCAGGAGGCAGCATGAACTTAATAACCGGTAACCAATTGACCATGACCAGTGGAGAGATTTCCAACCTAGTTGGATCTCGTCATGACAAAGTAAAGCAGTCTATCGAACGCTTGGCAAAAAATGGGGCAATTCAACTTCCCCCAATGGGGGTTTTCGAGAACATCAACAGCTTAAGCAAAAATTCGAAGTCAAAACACTATGTATTCTCCGGCGAGAAAGGCAAGCGCGATAGCATCATCGTTGTTGCTCAGCTTTCACCTGAGTTTACCGCGAGGCTGGTGGATCGCTGGCAAGAGTTGGAAGCAAAGCATTCTAAGCTTTACTCGCAGATTCCGCATTCATTTTCAGAAGCACTGCAACTCGCCGCTAACCAAGCTAAGTTGCTTGAGCAACAAGCGCCTAAAGTGGAGTTTTTCGATCGGCTGGTGGTGCGTGACACGTTAATGAATGCAAGCCAAGTGGCTCAAAAGCATAACTTGTCAGCCGTCCGCCTAAATAAGTTTTTGGATGAGCATGACGTTTATAGCCACGCCATTAAACGCGGCAGAGTGTTTCAACAGTGGTTTATTGATAAAGGCTTTGGAAAGCTACGCCAAACAGACCAAGGTTATTCACAGGCCATGTTTACCCCAGTGGGTGAGGCGTGGATTTGTGAGAAGTTAGTGAGTGAAGGGGTAGCCGCATGACCGTCATAAAGAATGAAGCCCCAACTGCTAGAACAGTTGAGGCCTCTTTAACAACGTCCGTACCAAGCAAGGAATCGAACATGAATTACGTTAGCACAATTCAATCATTAAATCATCTAGTGTTAGCCCAAGATGGCGCATTAATAACTACGTCAATTAATGTTGCAGAAGCTTTTGGAAAGTTGCACAAGGATGTGCTGCGTAAGCTTGAATGTATTGATTGTTCTAAAGATTTCACTGAGCGCAATTTTACGCCCAGTGAATATAAAGACTCAACAGGCCGTAATCTGCCTATGTATAAAATGACCAAAGACGGCTTTATGTTTCTGGTAATGGGCTTTACGGGCAAGAAGGCCGCGATGATCAAAGAGGCCTATATCAATGCCTTTAATTGGATGGCAAAGCAACTCAGCGGCACAATTTACAAAAAGACCACCACCGATGAACGCACACCGCTACGTAATGCCGTTAACTTGTTGGTGTCAAAAAAAGGCCTGATGTATCCAGATGCTTACAGCATGATCCACCAAAGATTTAATATTGAGCATCTTGATCAATTAGATAAAGCGCAATTAACTCAAGCAGTAGAATATGTGCATAAGTTAGCATTGGATGGCGAGTATTTACCCGCTGCCAAGGCTGAAGTGTTATTACCACAACAGCTTAATCAATATGAAATCCATAACATTAAAGCGCTGTGTACCCATATGGAATATCTAAAAAAGTATTTTGATCAATATAAGTTGTACGAGGTTTTTAGCTTACTTAACTCGCCAGCAGGCACCAAAATGATAGACCATATACGTGACGGTTTTTCATTTTCAGTGAATGTACGTCGCAATATGACAGAGATTGAAGCGAAAAGTCCGTTAAAACCACTTTCGATATAATCGTTATTCCTTAACGTTGCAATAATATAGAACATCAATACGAGCCATAAGCCACCGAAAGGTGGCTTTTTATCTAAAATCCGAGAGTAATTATGAGCACTAAATTCACTACGATTAAATTATCTGGCTCATTGGCCAAGAGGTTTGGCCGCGAACATAAGCGATTGCTCGAAACGGGCACTACATCAGAAGCCTTTAGTGCCATCAAAAATACGCTTCAAGGGTTTGAGCAGTTTATTAGAGAACAGGCAAAGTTAGGTTTGCGTTATGCGATATTTCGAAATGGTAAAAACACTGGCCAAGATGAATTTGATTTAAGTGGCACAAATGAAATCCGTATTGTACCTGTTGTTGGAGGCAGCAAACGTGGCGGTATTCTACAAACAATATTAGGTGCAGTACTTATTGTTGCATCATTTATCCCTGGGTTTGGGGCGCTAATGGCTCCGGGAATTGCAATGGTCGCTGGTGGCGTTGTGCAAATGCTCAGTCCTCAGGCTAAAGGGTTGAAAGGGCGAGAGGCTAGTGACAACGCCCCTAGTTATGCCTTTGGTGGTGCCGTTAATACTACCGCAGCGGGTAACCCTGTTGGTATTGGTTATGGCAAGCGCCGGATTGGTGGCGCCATTATCAGCGCTGGTATTTATGCTGAAGACATCACAGTTTCAAAGCGCCCAGTGCAAACCAGTGGTGGCAGTGGCGGAAGTAACGGACAACAGGAGCCGTAAATAATATGGGCATACCAGCAATAACAGAACGTCAATTGACTATTAATGGCGCTAAAGGTGGAGAGTCCGATCAACGTACTCCAGTAGAATCTCCTGATGATTTACGTTCTATCGCTAAAGCTAAAATATTACTCGCAATTGGTGAAGGCGAATTTGACGGGCAGTTATCGGGTCAAAATGTGTTTCTTGATGGCACCCCCTTGCTAGATGCTAATGATGTAGAAAACTTCCCGGGTGTTATTTGGGACTTCCGCCCAGGCTCGGTCCATCAAACTTATATCCCAGGGCTTCCATCCGTTGAAAATGAAGTTGCCTTAGGTATTGAGTTAAAATCAGATCAGCCTTATACCCGCGCCATTACTAACTCATTACTTTCTGCTGTGCGAGTGCGCTTTCGTTGGCCTGCATTACAAAAGCAACTTGATAATGGTGATGTGACCGGGTATCGCATTACTTATGCAATTGATATTTCGACTGATGGAGGAAGTTATCAAACAGTGCTAAATACGGCTGTTGATGGAAAAACGACACAAGCTTATGAAAGAAGCCATCGTATTGACTTGCCTGTGGGTAATAGTTGGCAGATCCGTCTACGCCGGTTAACTGCCAATCAAAATAATAATCGCGTAGCCGATACCATGCAGATTTCTGCGATCACTGATGTTATTGATCGTAAGCTTAAGTACCCTAATACCGCTTTGCTTTATGTTGAGTTTGACGCTAGCCAATTCCAGAATATTCCAGTGGTGTCGTGCGAACCTAATATGCGCAAGGTAAAAGTGCCGACAAATTATAACCCACCGACTAGAACTTACTCTGGTGTGTGGGATGGGTCATTTAAAGTTGAGTGGACTGATAACCCTGCATGGGTGAGTTACGACATTATACTGGATGATCGCTTTGGTACTGGCAGAAGAATAACTGCAGCGCTGGTGGATAAGTGGGAGCTTTACAATATCGCTCAATATTGTGATCAGTTGGTACCCGATGGCAAAGGAGGCACAGAGCCTCGTTATATCTGTAATATTTATATTCAACAAGCGACAGAAGCATGGCAGGTATTACGTGATTTGGCATCGATTTACCGCGGGATGACCTATTGGTCTAATGGGCAGATGTATTCTGTTGCAGATATGCCGCGAGATATGGATTTCACCTACAATAATGCCAATGTTATTGATGGTAAGTTTAGCTATTCATCAAGTAGTGAAAAGGTAAAATATACCCGCGCACTGATCAGCTGGGATAATCCTGATAATGCATTCGAATCTGATGTCACCTCAGTATCAGACCAAGCATTGCAACGCCGTTATGGTGATAACGTTGTTGAATTGTCAGCATTAGGTTGCACCAGAGAATCTGAGGCACAGCGTCGTGGCAAGTGGGCCATTTATACTAATAACAACGACCGTGCAGTCAACTTTAAAGTAGGAATGGACGGCAATATTCCGTTGCCTGGCTTTGTTATTGGGGTTGCCGATCAGCTTATTGCAGGAAGTCGTATTGGTGGCCGAATTTCGGCTGTAAGTGGAAAAGAGATTACGTTAGACCGTGCTGCAAATATTGCTGTTAACGATAGACTTATTATTAACCTGCCAGCGGGAAAAGCTGAAGCAAGAACGATTGAATCGGTTAATGGGCGCATCGTAACAGTCTCTACTGAATACAGTGAAACGCCATTGCCTCAACTTTTGTGGTCTGTTGAGTCTGACGAGCTAAATTTGCAACAATTTAGAGTGCTGCGCGTGGGCAAAGCCGACAGCGATAGTATTGAATATGAGATCACGGCTGTAGAGCATAATCCCAGTAAATATCCTTACATCGATACAGGGGCAAGATTAGAAGAAAGGCCAATCAGTAAGCTACCCGTTGGAGCACAAGAAGCACCTGCAAGCGTTACCATTTCTCAGTCAGTTTTTACTGAGCAAACGCTTGCTGTCACTACTATGACAATTCAATGGGAGTCTGCCAAAAATGCTGTGGCTTATGATGTTGAATGGCGAAAAGACAGTGGTGAATGGATAAAATTACCAAAAACGAGCAGTACATCTATTGATATTCGCGGGGTTTACACTGGACAGTATATTGCTCGAGTCCGCGCTATCAATTCAGTTGATGTCTCGTCGGTACCAAAGTCATCCGCGCTAACTAACATTACAGGTAAAGTGGGGTTGCCCCCTGCAGTTGCATCTTTTACAGCTATGCCTTTGGTTTTTGGTATTAGTCTTAACTGGCTATTTCCTGCAGGTGCAGAAGATACGCTTAGAACCGAGCTTGAATACGGGCCCAATAACAGCGACCTCGGTATGATCAAGCTCGGTGATTTTGCATACCCAATTGCTACTCATACAATGACAGGCTTAAGTGCTGGTTCTAGCTTTTGGTTCAGGGCTCGCTTGGTTGATCGCTCAGGTAATGTAGGTCCATGGTCAAATTTTGTCAGCGGTAAATCATCAACAGATCAAACAGAATATGATGATTACTTTAGCAAACGGATAACGTCATCAGCACTGGGTCAAGAACTACTAAGTGAAATAGAGCTCATCCCCATCATAAAGATTGAATCTGACAAAATACCAGATATTGAAACGTCGCTAGTTCAAACACAGTCACAAATATCGCAAATGCAGGCAGAAATCGCCGATATAAGTGGCGCGGGAGAATGGGATAATACAGCCTCATATTTATCTGGGCAGTTAGTTAAATATCAGGGTAAGTTATATTCAGCAAAACAAACCGTACCAGCAGGGACGTTACCAACCAACACAACATACTGGACGAAAATTGGTGAGTATTCTTCGCTCGGTGAAGCAGTATCTGCTTTAACTGTGCGTCTTGATACTGTGGAAACGTCAATTGATACCATAGACGATAAACTCGTTTCGCAAGCCGCTAGAGTGGATGGTATTTTTGCTCAAGTTAATCCGCCTCTTTCTGGTGATATGAGTTGGGATGCTGGAACCACTGAAGTACTTGCCGGGGTTTGGTCAGAGCAATATGCTCGCGCTTCTGCAGATGAAGCGTTAGCTACTAGTATTGATTTTGTTTCAGCGACGTTAGTTAATAATCAAGCGGCAATTACGATCGAAAAAAACGCACGAGTAACGGCTGATGAATCACTGGCAAGTCAAATATCGACAGTTTTTGCCATAACTAACCAAAATGCTGCGTTAATAAAAAATGAGCAAATAGCTCGAACTGATGCTGACAGTGCCTTAGCGCAAAACATCACAACAGTACAAGCTAGTGCCACTGCAGCCAATACTAAAGCGACTCAAAATGCTGCCGCAATTCAGACCGAGCAAACCGCTAGAGCGAACGCAGATAGTGC